ATATTATGGCTCTACCTTACAAAGAGCCAAGTCAAGTTTTAAATCAGTTGATGAACCAAATTATCGATGAAGGCAGGAGATTTGCTTCAGCAGCTGATTTAAAAGTTTCTGATATGTCTGCTAACGCGCCAGTCGGCACAACTCTAGCTATATTAGAGAGGACATTAAAAGTAATGAGTGCTGTTCAAGCACGTATTCATTATGCAATGAAACAAGAGTTTAGATTACTTAAAGGTATTATTAGAGATTATACTCCTGAAGATTATAGCTATGAACCTACAGAAGGTACCCCTGCAGTTAAACAATCAGACTATGATACAGTAGAAGTAATCCCTGTTTCTGACCCAAATGCTGCAACAATGTCTCAGAAGGTAGTGCAGTATCAAGCTGTTATGCAAATGGCACAAGCTAACCCACAGATTTATGACTTAGTAGAATTAAATAGACAGATGTTAGACATCTTAGGAGTTAAGAATGCTGAGAAGTTAGTGCCAAGCGATAAAGAAATTAAAGTAGCTGATCCAGTGACAGAAAACATGAACATATTAAATATGAAACCTGTAAAAGCATTTTCATATCAAGAACACCAAGCTCACATTATTACTCATATGTCGTTCCGGGACGATCCTAAAATTCGTCAGATGGTAGGACAAAATCCTCAAGCAGGAGCTATGCTTGCCGCCATGGAAGCTCACATCGCAGAACACCTAGCGTTTGAATATAAGAATCAAATGCAAGAACAACTTGGTATTGAATTACCAGAAGTTAATGATGAGAACGAGATTCCACAAGAATACGAGAAAAAAATATCTACACTCACTGCTGAAGCCGCTAAGAAATTATTACGTAAAGACGTGGCAGAAGCACAGATGCAAGAACAACAGCAACAAGCACAAGATCCAGTGCTTGCTATGCAACAAAAAGAATTACAACTTAAAGAACTTGAAATTCAAGCTAAAAATCAGAAGACCATGTCTGATATTGAATTGGATAGAGCCAAACTTGAGTTGGAAAGAATGCGAATCGAGTCACAAGAAAAAATTGCTGGAGCTGAGCTTGGGGCTAAAGCAGCGATGGAAAAAGATAAACTCGATGCAGAAGAATTACGACAAGGTGCCAGACTTGGTATGGAAGCCGTAATGAACAAAGATAAACTAGAAACAGATCTAGCAAAAGCAACTTTAAAACGAAAGGAATAATCTATGACGATCGATGAGATTAAAGTCATTGCAGAAAAAATTTCCGCGGAACGCGCAGTGTTTGTTGAAGACTTAGCAATGGGTCGAGCAGAAGAACATGCACAATACATGCACGCATGCGGAATTGTTAGGGGGTTTGATATAGTTCAAGGATTATTAGCAGACCTAGCAAGAATACAGGAGGTGGAAGATGAGTGAAATCATAACACCTGACAACAAAGTTGTTGACCTAAAAGGACAAGAACTAAAGACCCAAGAGGAAAAACCAACTCAATTACCTGACGTTAAAGGTTATCGCCTTTTATGTGCTGTGCCTAGTGTTGACGAAAAGTATGAGAGTGGAATAATCAAAGCAGGTGCAACCAAAAACATTGAAGAACATTCAACTGTGGTTTTATTTGTTATCAAACTAGGGGATATGGCATATATGGACAATGACAGATTTCCTACAGGACCTTGGTGTCAAGAAGGTGACTTCGTAATCACCAGAGCATATTCCGGTACTCGTATTAAGATTCATGGCAAAGAGTTCCGCATTATTAACGATGACACTGTGGAAGCAGTTGTTGACGACCCACGCGGTTATGAACGCGCATAAGGAGAAAAAGTATGGCGAAAATTATAAATGAAATACCTGAAGAATTAGAAGGTGAAGAGACAGAAGTAGAACTCGAAACCTCTGAGGATAAACAGGATTACGAAGAAGCTGTAGAAGCTAAGAAAGAAGAACCTGAATTTGAGATTGAAGAGGAAGATGATACTCCTCCAGAAGACAGGGGACGTGAACCACTGCCAGATGAGGTTAAAGATGAATTAGAAAAAGATAATCTTGAAGACTATTCAGCAAGAGTCAAAGAAAGAATGGCTCAGTTGAAAAAAGCTTGGCATGACGAAAGACGTGCTAAAGAAGCGGAATCTCGTGAAAGAGAAGAAGCCATTAAATATGCGCAAAGCATTATTAATGAAAACCAAAGGCTGAAGAAGACTTTATCTAGTGGTGAAGAAGATTATCTAAAAACACTAAAAGAGAAATATGAGTCTGACTTAATTGTTGCTAAACGGGATTATAAAGAAGCATATGAAGCAGGAGATACTGATAAAGTTGTAGAAGCTCAAGCTAAAATGAGTGAAGCCCAGTTCAAACTACAGAACGCAATGGGAATGAAGCCTCAGTATCAAGATGTTGAAATGCCTTTACAAACGCCTAAAAATGGAGGACAATCTAGTCAACAACAATCTGTCCCCAAACCTGATTCTCGAGCTTTAGCTTGGCAAGAGAAAAATATGTGGTTTGGACAAGACACAGAAATGACAAGCCTCGCATTAGGGCTGCACGAAAAGCTAGTTAGATCGGGTGTAAACCCATCTAGTGATGAATACTACCGTCGTATAGATGATACGATGCAGAAACGTTTCCCAGAATATTTTGGGGATGATGAATCGTTGGAAGGACAACCTGCCCAACGCACTAAAAAACCTTCTAATGTTGTTGCTCCGGCCACGCGAAGTACCGCGCCTAAAAAAGTACGGCTGACCAAAACTCAGCTAGCGTTAGCTAAGAAATTTAAGTTAACACCGGAACAGTATGCAAAAGAACTTTTAAAAACGGAGAACGCAAATGGATAAACGTCAAGATAGAGAAGTAGAAGTAAGAGAAACAACCGACCAAAGAAGTAAACAATGGGCACCCCCATCACTACTTCCAGAGTTCAAAAAGAAAGCTGGTTGGGCGTACAGATGGATTAGAATTACTTTAGCTAACGAGGCGGATAATCGTAATGCTTCTTCAAAAATGCGTGAAGGCTGGGAACCTGTGAAACATTCAGAGCACCCAGAAATAAATTTACCGGTAAGCTCCAATGGCAACTTTAAAGATGCTGTAGAAGTTGGTGGCTTACTACTTTGTAAAATGCCACAAGAAATGGTAGATCAGAGAAACGAGTATTACAGGAAAAAAGCAGAAGGTCAGGCAGAGGCTGTTGATAATAGCTTCTTAAAAGAAAATGACCCACGTATGCCTCTATTCTCCGATAAAAAATCTACTAAGTCTTTTGGTAAAGGTTAAAATCTTTAAGGAGATATTATTATGGCAACAACAGCCGCACCTTACGGTTTAAAAGCCGTTAATTTAGTAGGTGGTCAACCATATGCTGGTTCGACTCGCTTATTAAAAATTGCGTCTGGTTATAATAGCAACATCTTCAACGGAAGCGTTGTATCAATCGTAGCTGCAGGTACAGTAGAAATTGTATCTGAAGTTGGTTCAAACGCTGATGCATTCCCAGCTGGTACAGTTGGCGTGTTCGTTGGATGTTCTTATACAGACCCAGGCACTAAACAAAAACTATTCAAGCAATATTGGCCAGCTGGTACAGTGGCTTCTGACGCTGTTGCTTATGTTATTGATGATCCAGATGTTGTATTTCAAATTCAAGCTGACGATACATTAGCTCAGACTGCATTAGGTATCAACATTCCTGTAGTTAACCCTACAGCTGGTGACACAGTAACAGGTAATTCTACAATGGCAGCGGATGCTTCAGCTATCGCAGTAACAAATACTTTAGCATTCAAAATTATTGACTTTGTAGACTCAACAACATCATCTGTTGGTGACACATATACAGACATATTGGTTAAATTTAACCCATCGTCTCATGCGTACACTAACGGTACTGGTATTTAAGGAGAATAAACCATGGCAATTTCAAGAGCTCAGTTATTAAAAGAGTTGCTTCCTGGCCTTAATGCTTTATTCGGTATGGAATATCAGCGTTATGGTGAAGAGCACAAAGAAATCTACGAAACAGAATCATCAGAAAGAAGTTTCGAAGAAGAAACAAAATTATCAGGCTTCGCAGCT